AAATGTCTGTGTTTTTTTAAAAAAGGAACTAATGTTTCCTCTACAAATTTCTTATCACTCTTCGGATTGATCGGAAGACTGAAGAGTTTTTGTTGCATTGAGTTCATCACGAATTTTGTCTAGGAGAGGAATGTTTAGATTATCTTCTACACCATGGAATGTAGGAACCTGAACGTCAGGAGATTCAGCATATGCTTGGAAATACTTTTCTGTTCTTCCCTGAATCTTATCCATAGAGATTTTCATCAGACAAGCATACTGAGATGCAACATCGAGAATGCCAACTTGATCCTCTTGTTTCATCATAGCAATAGAATCCATATTACCAATACCGACTCTACCATTTGCCATGATATCTAGAGCAGCTTGTTTGCCAAGTCTAGCAATCCAATACTCTCTTTCTCTCTCAGCATTCCATTCAACTGCTTCTTCTAGTTGCTCTTTAGTATAACCCTTTTCCTTGACATATTCAATAAAAACATTTAGCTCATATTGTGCTTGTCCTTTGCGTCTATGCCACATTTCCATGTCTAGCATAGCATCTTCAACTTCGATCTCTGCTAGATCAATATCATATTGTTCAGCACCTTCTGCTTTTAGTTTTTCTAATTCTTCCTTGACTTTACGCAAACGAACAATACCCTTCTTTTCATCGAGGAGCATTTTTTCGTATTGATGTGATCTGTTTTCAATCTCAAGAAAAACTTGTTTTAATTGTCGATCTGCAGTAACGTGTGACTTAATCACATAGTCTAAAATCTGATTCTTCGACATACCAAGAGATACCCTTACGGCAATCTCTTTAATCTCTTCGGTTGTAATACTCATGATAAATCAAAAAATAATGATTAGAACTTAATACCAGGAACTACCTCTTCTCTAATATATGTGCCAAACTCGTCGGCAGTATACTTATTTTCTTCCTTTGCCTGAGACTCTGGCATCGCAAGACCGAGATACTTCTCATATAGTCTATTTATCTGCCTAATAGAAGTGCAATCTGAGAACTCTCTCTTAAGTTCTGCTGATTTGATGTAGAGTGCTTTTACGTTTCTATCGTAAGCAGATCTCTTTTCTCTAATCTTTGTTTTTAAATCAGTTGGAGAAACACCTTTAGCTGTTGATAATTCTCTAATGATATAATCATTATCATTATCTACATCATCATTTTGATATTCCCACGTTTTTTTCTCTAGGGCAGTAACACCTTCATCTAGAGCTAAGAACCTTTGTTCGTAAGTTTGCTCAATAATTAATTTTGCTAAGAACTTCATAGTTCTTAGAATAGTATCATATCTTTTTTGTGTGACAGGAACTGCTGCTTTTGCTCCAGTAGGTGCCATATCAGCATAAGATAGATTATCGAAATCTGCTTCTGTCTTCAGTTCATCAGCAGGAACTTTGATGACAGAACGAACATCACCGATACTTCTCATTCCGAAAATTGCCATCTCTTTATCCATCTCAGCAAATCTGTCTGATAAAGAATTGATGCCATTAAGATCTTCAGAATCCAATGAGAAGACGTACCAATCAAGGATAGAGTTGATTGGTTGATATGTAATTAATTTTGTTAGGTCGGGTGCCCTACCAACGAAATATCTTTTAGACATGTTTAAATTCCTGTATATCCTGAAGCTAAAGTACCGTATTCAATAGCAGCACCAGATGCTCTGCCAGGTGTTCCCTGCGAGTTGAGACTGCCATTCCATCCAAACGAGTGAGTGGAGAAGTTCATTTGACCGCCAGTATTGTTCTGACCACCGTCATACATACCGTTCATGAATCCATGAGTCATTCCAGTGTGGAATGTTTCTTCACCAGTTGTTCCTGGTTTACCAACAGTTCCTAGCTGGGATCCAGTAACGTCATCTCTTCTAGACATAGCAGCGTTGGTTCTATAACCACCTGCAGTATTCCAATAAGAGTAACCTAGGCGAGAAGTCCAAGTTTTGTTGGTTCCATCTGTACCAGGAGCAGAACCCCATCCAGACCAAGACTGAGTTGCCCAGTCAAAGCTATATGCGTTACCGCCTTGCTTATACCAACCTTTAGTTTCTCCGTAACCACATGCTGGGTTACCACCACCAGATCCACCAGAACCACTAACAGTTGATACACTGTCATTAGTTAGATCGAAACGGTCAGGACTATCATTAGAGTCTCCACAAACATATGCATACTTGAAGTCTCTCTTCATAATAGAAGTTCTGTTTCTGGAAGTAGACATTCTAGTTCCAGCACCAGCGTTAGACTCGGTAACCATACTAAACGTAGAAACGTAATTACTATTTGCGTTCCAGTTGTTTGGAGTACAGTAAACGTATGCTCTCATAGCAGAGTTTTGAGCACCTGCCGTATATGCGTCAGACTGGTCTAGTCTGTCACCAATGTTAGAGTTACTAAATGTGGCGTGTGTACAGCGGTTGATATTTCTCCATGCAGAACCACCTCTATAACCTGCTGCTGGATATCCTCTAGTGATTTGAAAACCTTCGGCAAAGTCAACAGTAAGTTCCCAATATGCATTAGTACCATCTGATTTTAGTGTGGCACCAACGGTGCTGTTTTCACCAGCACTTTCGGGAAACTGTGGTGGTAAGGTTGAGAATGGGGCACCATTCACAAGCAAACTATTGTTACCAATATCAATATTACCACCAAAGGTACAGGAACCATCCGTATTCAACGAGATGTTGGGATTGGTTGAACTACCTGCGGCAGTATATTTAAGTTGGTCTACTCTTAATTCTGAAGCCATGGATAATGGGATCTCCTACCGTTAGTATTTAGACGATGTTCCAGCTGCCACCATCAGCAACTGTGATCACAATATTGTTATTTATAGTGATAGGACCGAAACTACCGCAGTTTGTTCCGTTAGGAACAGTGATGTTCTCAGCAACAACTTGACTGTTAGCTTTGAAGATACCGTAGGAGTCGATCCACTGTCTTACGCCGTTAGCGTAAAGAACACTGGTGTTTGCTTGGTTGACGAAAGTTTGACCTTCGACGTTTACAGATCCAGCAACATGTAAATCATATGAAGGATCTTGTTTCTTGACACCAACTCTAGACAATCTATAGATGTCATTACCGTTAGATGCTTCAGTCCATCTAGATGTTACAAACTCTTGGTTGTTCTGGAAGAACTGACCATTCAAGTTAATGTCACCCTGAACGTTCAACTGATAGTTTCTGTTCTGGTTATTAGTTGGGTCAACTCCAGAAGTTGCATTTGTGTTAATAGAAACTCTATTATCACCCTTAACTAAAATACCAGGAGTTCCGTTCCAGGAAGTTCCACCATTGTTAGTAGATGCGGTGATTTCAAATGCATTACTATGTCCAATCTGGTTGCCAACTCTGAAGTTTCTCTGACTGGAAGCACCTAGGAAGTAGAGACCAGCACCAGAGTTATCATTTGCAGTGTCGAGAGTAACGTAATTTCTAAATCTAGATTGTCCGTTAACATCCAACTTAAAGCTAGAATTTGGATTAGTGACGGCAATACCGACTGTGCCAGTATAATCAATGGTCATTGCCTCAGTTCCAACAGTTAGTGGAACCTCGTTACCACTTCTGCCAGGATCAACCATGAACGAAATACGTCCATAAGAAGACCAAAGTGCCATTCTCTCACTGCCTCTATGGTCATAAAGTAGACCACCTCTCACAGCAGCGTCATAGCTAAATGACATACCAAACTGAGTATCATTTCCACCAGAACCATCTACCCAGTTACCATTGAACTGACCAAAATCAATACGATGATTATCTTCATAACCATTAAAGTTAGAAGTTCTCATTCTCAACTTAACATATGACTGACCAGCACGGTTAGTGAATACGGTCTCGCCAATACCAATCTTATTCTCAGAAGCATCAACAAATAATGTATTGTTATCAACGTTAAGATCATTAGTTAACGTTGCTACATTATTGATAGTTGCTGTTCCACTAACAGTGAGGTTGGAACCTGCACCAGTTAGGACAAGCGAACCAGTCATGGTGTCGCCAGTCTTCAGAACGTTAAGTGATGCAGCACCAGTTAAGGTTGCAGTGATTGTTCCAGCAGAGAAGTTACCAGAACCATCACGTTGTACTGCATAGTTAGCAATGTTAGAAGAACTAAACTGGATATTACCTTCGTTCCATGCTCTCTGACCATTGATAGTAAATGCATCAGCATTTAGAACTGTCAATGCCAATGTACCAGAACCTGCTGTAGCAGTACCACCAGCAGCTTCGAGTTTAGCTGTAAAGTGGTTGTCTGGAGCTCCAGGTACTAACTGAGAAGATCTGAAGTAAATTGCAGGACTAGATGATTGACCATCAACTCTTCCAAGTTTTAGTTCACCAGATCCAGCATTGTTAACAATTTTACCAACATCTACTGTGTTACCATCTTCTAGAGTAAAGTCATCAAATGGTTGTCTGTTAGATGCACTACCAGCGGTAAGAGCACCAATAAAGTTACCAGAAGTAAGTCTACCAATTAGAATGGTGTAGTCATTGAAGTTGTCAGCGGTGTCATCATTAACAGTAACCGAGTCAATAGTAAAGCTACCAACTGCCTGTGCGTTAGCATTGTAGAGGTTGATAGGATTACCAGGAGCAAATACACCAGTGGAAGATGTATCAAGAATAACTCCAGAGAAGTAAATTCTGAACTTAGGATCACCAAGGAATCCTTTGACAGTTACATTATCTCTAAAGTTGGTTGCACTGATAAATCTAGGAAGTCTGTTATCAGATAATGTTCCGTAGTTAATGTTAAGTGCATTCTGATACCAGTCACCTTGTCTGTTATCAAGTCTGTCAGCGTCAAGACCAGAATCAAGACCGTCATTTAGAGACGACCAGACTTTTGCCCACGTACCGAAACTAGAAACACCAGTTCCAGATCCACGGATATACATGTTATCATTATCTGTGAATGCAAGTTGTCTTACACCACCAAATCCAGCATCGAAACCAGAACCACCATTTCTGAAGGTTACGGTCATGTTTCTGGTGCCACCGTCGTTTAGTCCGTTAGCACTGTTGAAGATTGTGTTAGCAACAATACCAGAACTGAAGTTGTTAGGAGCAGGAGAAGAAGATGGGTTGTTAGTACCTGTGAGAACACGAATCGTGTTACCTGCTGTACCAGAAATTGAGATGTTATAAGTTCCAGATAGTCTATCAGAAGATAGAGTACCAGCACTCATGTTACTAGCATTGAGGTAGAAGGAACCTTGTACACCGTCTAGTAAGTCAGCGTCAAGTCCACTGTCTGCACCAGTCTTAAGTTCGATAGAACCGTTACCTGCTTGACCGATGTTAAACTGAGATTTCTTGAATCTAGAAACACCAATTGTACCGTAGAGGTCAGCAGAAATTGTGAGATCAGTAGCTCTCTGAACGTCAATAGCAACGTTTGCATACTGTCTATTAACAGTAGAAACTTTTGCTTCTAAAACAAGATTGGAACCAGCACCTAATGCACCAGGAGCAGTAGTGATAGTAAAGTCACCGCTGTATCCAGTACCACCATCAGTTACAGTGATTTCTGTAACTGCATTACCTGTAACAACAAAGTTTGCTTTGAGACCTGTTCCAGATCCTCCAGTTAGAGATACGTCGAAGTATTGACCGTTGGTATAACCAGAACCAGCGTTAGCAATAATAACGTCATCAACGAATCCACCTTGCGTGAATGTTGACTCAAACGTCAGTGGAGATGCACCACGCTCAAATTCAATGATTGTTCCAAGAGGAATTGTTGCATTGACTGGGTTGTTTAGAGAGATCGTAGTTAGACCTGCTGCCGTAATAACACCAGTAATGTTTGTATTAGCTTGGACACCACTTACAGTGTTCTTAACTTCATGACCGATAAGAACATCAGAGTTCGTGGTAAAGACCATCTGAGATGATCCTGTAGTACACTGAGATGCTAGTTTTGCAAAGTATCTTGCTTCAGCACCCTTAATGGATTGCATTGCGAGAGCAAAGTTCTGGTCTCCACGTAAGAATGTGAAGGAGTTTGCAGCACCACCAGATGCAAGTCTATCTGTTTCAATAACACCAGATGTGATGTCAGATGCAGCAATCTGGTTAGAAGATAGAGATACCCAGTTAGAGTCGGTGAAGGAAGAAGTATTGACAACTCTGTTAATGTTGACTGTATTTGCAGTAGGCGATGTGCTATCGTCGAATGTATCAGTATCTTCAATCTTGATATTGTTGACGATATCACCGTATAGTCTGCTCTCAATTAGAGCATTACCAACTGCTTGTGTACCAGCACCAACAGGAGCAGCAAATGTTACGGTAGGAGCAGTGGTATATCCAAGACCACCTTTGTATCCACCAAACGTTTCAATAGTTACAGTAACAACTTGACCGTTTGCAATAGTACAAGTTGCTGCTGCTGATACTGCGCCTGCTTCTGGGTTACCACCAGAGAATGTAATTGTAGGAGGAGTGGTATAACCAGAACCACCGTTAGTAACGTTGATTTGATAGACAACACCCTTTCTGTATTCAGTAGATTGAATACGACCACCAGTTAAGCTACCAGTGAAGATGTCACCGATAGTAAATGCGAGACTTGCATCTGGTTGGAATCCGAGGAAGAGACTATCGTTGTCATTGTTAAGAATGAATGACTGTGATGTATCTTGTTGAATTGCAATGTCACCAGCAAGTGCGCCTTCTAGAGATGTTCTCTCTGCTTGGTTTGCAACAGTGAAGACACTGAATGGTCTAAGTGCTGGGATCTGGTCGATAGAGATCTTACCAGAGTCAGTAAGTTCAACCAGTGCTCTAGGAACAGCGTTCGTAGAATATGGTTTGTTAATGTATGGACCGAGGTTGTTAGTGATGTAATCTCTAACTGCCTTCTGAGTAGGTAGTTTGGAGTCACTGGAGTTAGCACCACCAAGTGTGTTAGATGCGTCGAAACCAGTAACAACAACGTCACCACCTTTCAGTTTCAAGAATTCAACTTCAGAGATGGTAACCGTACCCGTGAAGGTAATAGCACCAGTTCTGTTTTCGATTCTAGCGAATGTACCAACCTTGAAGTCACCAAGTTCGTCAGTACCAGAGACGTATACACGACCATATTGCTCGGATACTTGCTCGTATGCCTCGATCTTAGTACCACCGTTCTCAGGTAGTGCAAGATAGTTAGTACCAGAACCTGCAAATTCCCAAGTGTGAGAGGAAGAGTTAACAATAGATGGTCTGTGTAGATTGATTGTCTGACCAGATAGAACACTGGTAGCTACTGCTTGACCAGTGGATTTATCTGTTAGATCCATGGCACCACCAGTACCATCATCGATCGTTAGTTGAGCAGAGAAAGGAGGACCAACAGTGACGCCAGCAACGACATCAATGAAGTATTCAATATCAGGATTTGTATTTTCGTATCCGTCAATCTTGACAACATAGTGCTCTAGTGGTTCTCTACCAAGACCACTGACTGTTAGAATAGTTCTACCAGTTGGAGTAGAGGAAACGTTGGAGATTGTTGCGATGTCAAACTCATATGGATCCTTACGGAAACCTACACCTCTTAGTGCGAACTGACCGAAGTTTGTAGCAGAGTTCGTGATGGAGCAATAACCACCAGACTCAGCAAGAACACCGTCAGTACAGAAGATAACGAAGACGGAAACCAACTGGGTGTAACCATCGTTGATAACCTTGTAACCAGTACCACCAAAGGAGACAATCGTAAATGCCGACGCAACCATCGACTTACCTTGGTTCGGGAAGGATGCTGTTCCGTCTAGTTCTAGACCAGGGAAAGGACAGTTAGGTTGCTTGACTTTATCACCGTCAACCTCAGCACCGCCACCACCTAGGAAGGAGATAACAGAAGCGTTCTGGGTGTATGGAGATGCTTCAATGATTGGGTAATCATCGTAGACACCACGAATTGCAAGACGATTGTTATTTGAATCAGTAACAAAGTTCTCTGGGTAAGAAAGAATTTGTGCGGTATCATAAAGAGGATTGCTAGTTCTACTAGTAGCTCCTGCAGCAATTGTTCCATCTAGGATATCTTCAAAGAGACCCATAGATGTTTCGATAGAAGCAGCAACACTAGCACATTGTGGAGCACCACCAGCAGCATATACAACAGTGGAATTCTGTGTTGTTCTTACAAAAGTATGTGCGGATTGTGGTAGATGCTTGACTGCATTAGTAGTAGCACTTACAAATGTGTGTGCAGATTGTGGAGCATGTATTACTGACCCAGCAACTGCACTTACGAATGTATGTGCAGAACCAGATGCAGATCCACCAGCACCTACATTGACAGTGAATGTTCCAGTTTGTCTTTCAATACCATTTGCAGTTGCGCTGACGAATGTATGATCTCCAGTATAAGAAGAGTTACCAACATTAATTTCAAAAGTATCTGTGGTTACATTACTGATTTGTAACCATCTTCCACTTGGATAATCATAGTTAGCACGAGGATATGCCTTCTGCGCTGTATTACCATCTAGATCACAAGTAAATGTAAGAGATCCATCAGCAACTTTAATATAATCTCCGTTAGCAAAACCGTGACCAGCAGATGTTAGTACCAATCTGCCATTAGATGCGGTATAAACTGCGTTAGTAACTGTATGTTGAGTAGAACCAACTGCTGTAATAGCTAATGATTGACCAGAAGCAGGATCAGAAGGACGAGGATATGCGTGGTTTGTTTGGTTGCCGTCTTGATCACAAGTAAATGCGAGAGATCCGTCAGCAATAAGAACGCCACGACCCACGCCAAGACCATGTTGTCCAACATTTAGAACTAAATCACCAGTTGCTGCATTGTAAGTTGTTCCTGTTTGAGGGGTGAATGCTAAGTTAGGACCAGATACGCCAACATTTAGAGTAATAGTTGTATCAGTTACGCTATCGATTGGGATAGATCTTCCAGAGTAAGGATCGATCCCGTTACGTGGATAGGACTTGGTAGACTGATTACCATCCATCGTACAGGTGAACGATAGACCATTGTCATCAATTACAATACCCTCACCAATAGTCAATCCATGACCACTACCAATTGTCAATACTAATTCACCTGTAGCAGGATCATATGTTGCATCTGTTGGAGTCCACTGTTGATCAGGACCAGATGCACCAACATTAATTGTAAATGTATCTGCAGTTGTAGATGTAACTGGTAGAGCATTGCCATATGCAGTTTGACCAGATTCTGGTAGGTTATGCTCAGTTGCATTACCATCCATTGCACATGTAAATGTGTATGACTCTGGAGCAAGTCTAATACTATTGCTTGTGGTAACACTATGACCAACTACGGTCATTGTGAAGTCACCGTTAGCAGGGTTGTATGTTGCTGCTGTTGGAGTATGTTGTGCTACTGGAGCTCCAGCAGTAGGATCTAAGAGAATGTTCCAATCCTCAAACTTAGGAATTGGAGAAGTTAGAGCAGTTGGATTGTAAACTAAGATAGTTCCATCAGTAACAGCACTTACAAATGTATGTGCAGAACCAGATGCAAGACCAGCATCACCAACATTACAGCTAACTGTGGTAACACCACCAGAAGAACTTACCGCTGTAATAACATGACTCTTACCGTAGTTTGCGTCTGTTTTTAGTGGACTAGAGTGTGTTTCCGTATTGCTGTTGTATGTGCATTGGAATGCAATTGCCTCTTCTTTAAATGCAATTCTATCTCCTACAACAGGAGGAACAATTGGATCAGGGAAGATTACATCTAACGCACCTGTTGATGCAGTGTAAACTGCGTTAGTTGGAGTAAGATCAATATATGTACCATCAGTCCAATTTCGCATTGCTGCGATGGCATATGTCTTAGCTCTTTGATATGCATAAATTGTTTCTGCTCTCTGTGCTTCTGGAATTCCAGTCAGAGCAGTAGAGGTAAAGTAACTTTCTGCAGCAGCAACAATATTCTCGTTACCACCAAAGCAAAGGTCTTTTGCTAGATTACTTAGTGTAATAGCAATGTCTCTCTTACACTTTCTCTCGTTTGTATTATCAAGCGCAAATAGTGGGAACTGACCGAGTGTATCACGGAGTGCCTGATCAGCAATAAGATGCTTGTTTCTTTCAATTAGGTATGCTGCATCTAGATAAGTTCCACTCTGGTTCTTTGTGATAACATCAACCCAGAGGAATGCAAGAGTATCAATTGCAGATCTTACATCGTTACAAGCAAAACCAGTATTATTTGGAGTTCCGTCTGCATTTAATAATGCTGTAGATGTAATTACAGTATCATCAAAGTATCTTGCTACAGAAGAATATACTGGTGTATAAATTGGATCCGTTGGAGTGCCGTTGCCAGTTCTCCAGTTTCTCATTGCATAGATGCAAAGCTCTCGTGCATATTCAATAGCACGGAAGTTCTGAACAATCTCATCTTTAATGTATGCAATATCTCCACCAACAACATACTTCTTCGCTGCTTCAATGATGTTGAAGTTGGAACCAAATTCCAAGTCTCTAATGAGAGCATTGACAAAGTGGATGACATCTTGGCGACATTGCTCATCACCGTCACTTCCTGAATTGTTTCCGCTAGTTGGAGAACTGTAAGAAGGATAAGTCTTTTGACCAGCTTCACATGACAGTAGAATATCTGCTAGCTTAACAGTGTCATCATCTACTAGAGTTGTTAGTGCAGTATCAACTGTGATAGTTGCATATCCAGTGTTTGCATTATCGTAAACAAAATCAGTAATGTTTACAGTTGTATTTTCAAATTTAACTGTACCACCAGAAACATAAGTATGAGTTACTGGAGTTTGACCAAGATATACTTGGAATCCAGTTCCACCACCAGTAATATCAGATACTTGATAGTGATCTTTAGCAAATTCTCTATTAATTCTTCCTACAACTTCATCTGCAATAAACTCTCTGTTGTTGCGTAAGAATGTGCAAGCATCTTGGAATCTTCTTTCTACTGGTGTAGATAGAGGGAATGTGTTTGGAGAGTTAAGTAGGGATAGAGTAACTACTTTTGTGAAACTCTTGACGGTTGCAAATTGTCCTGGATCTAAGTTTGCATCTGTAATAGATGGAACTTTCTTAGGAATAACAAATCTTCTGCAACGACCATCAGCATCTTCGATGACCTTGTAAATTCTTTGTTTTCCGTTAAGGAAAGAAAGATCAGGAGATGATGTTGGTAGGTTTTCAATTAAAATTTCTTGACCTTCTTTGAAGTCATGTGTATTAGTTCTACCAACTAGTGCGTTAGTGTAGAATACAATACCACCAAGGTCTTCTGCATTACCAAACTGAGAACTCTGGAAACCACCAGTTGCAATGCTTGGATCTCCCTGTAAAGAGAAATCAATTCTAGAAATAGGTAGAGTTGTGGTATAATCTTCATCTACCGATACAACCTCACCCTCAGCACGAATCGACTTAATCTTAGTCGTGTCGATCGTTTCTGTTTGTGGTGTAGCTTGGTTAATTGTATATGTTCCAGCAATTCCATTTCCACTCCAGGATGGAGCATTTAGAATTGGAACAAAAGTTACATCCCAAATATTACTTGCGGATTGTGTGCTATCAATAGTAGCAACTTCATAGAATCCAGTAAACGCTGTGCCACTGGAAGGAGTCGCTACAATTTGAACAACTGTACCACCAGGAATAGTACCTGTTGGATCTGTAGTGAATCTTAGAGTATTATCACCTCTCTGTTCTGTTGCAGTTAAATTATATGCAGCACCTGCGCCAGCAGATGTGATGTATGAGAATTGCTCACCTTCAACGAAAGAACCAGATTGTAAGAGAACATCGATAGTACCATTTACATATGCACTAGCACCTGTTGTAGTTGCAAATGATACGTCAATAATCTTTGCTCTAGAACCAGTGTTAACACCCTTTACAGTTAGATTAGATACTAATGTAGCAAGACCTGTATTGTTCTGGAAAGTAACACGGAACTGTTGTGGTCCGAAGATTTGATGACCAACTGGGAACGTTGTTCCAAAGTCACCATTAGCTTCGAGATCGACCATTACTCTTTGCTTATCGTCAAAGACCATAGCAAAGTCCCAAGTAGCAACTGCGTCGCCATTGGAATCAATTTGGTCACGATAAGTAACACCAATCACATAGTTCTTATCACCAAACTTCATGATGTGTTTGCCAGGGTTGGCAGGTCTGATAATTACCAGACGCAAGTTATCACCAACAACCGAGCAGTCTGGTGGTAGAGAGATTGGGTTATCTTCTACATAATCACCACCAGAAACGATAATAGTTTCTTTGACACCAGGAGTTTTCCATGCTTCCTGTGCTGCCTTTTTAATTGTTCTAACTGGGTTTACAGCAGAACGACCGTCGTTTAGGTCAGAACCAATCTGCTGTGAAACGTAAATACGACCACCAACGTCATTCGTTGCTAGGTTGAGGACGTATTCTGTGGTTGCAATCTTGTCAGATCTATCACCTAGTAGAGGTGTAATTGATCTTGGGAATACTCCAGCGTCACCTGTCTCATTATACTTGTATGCGTTTGGATCATTTACACGGAAACCAATGTGTTTGAAGTTAACTTCACCATTTTTGACAATACCGTCAGTATGTTCAGGTGCTTCAGATCCAGTTTGTCCAGTATTCAGTGCCTGATAAACGTTAGCACCAAAATATCTGTATTGATTTTCTTGCAGAATAACATTGGAAGACCACAGTGTTCCTGTGTTATTCATGTAGGTCTTCAGGTTAGGACCCCTGAATTCAGCATTTGGAGTAACGAAGTTATCGATATCCAAGTTTAGAATTCTCGCCGTATCAGAAATGATAGACGTAGATGTTCTAATAGCACCGTTAATATCAAGTTCGTAGTCAACGGTATCAAGTTCTGCGATTGCAGTAGCACCTTGACCACCACCTTCAGAGATAGTTACAAGAGGTGCTTGTGTATAACCACTACCAGGATTGTTAACAGCAATTGTGGTTACTTTGCCGTTAAAAATAAATGCGGAAGCAAGTGCTTGAACGCCACCAGGAGTGTTAGGAGGTCCGATAGTAACTGTTGGGTTTACAGTGTATCCAGTACCTGCTGTTTGTAGGACAATATTGTTAACTCTTTGTCCAGTTCGGTTAATACCGACACGGGGTAATTGCGTAGTAGAATCTAGCTCAGTTCGCAAGACTTCTTTTTCGTCTGCTCCTGTGCCGATTCTAATCGTAGCTTCATTATCACCGATGAGTTTAGGATTGACGCCCCTAATTTTCTCTTTATCGGAATTAATATGAAAACTCATGGTGTTCCCGTGCCCTTGACTTTTTTCCTATTGTATATTTAGCATCACGCCCAGGCGATACTAATAATTTCGGTAGATGAAACCCACTTAATAGTTGCAGTAGTACCAGCTCTAACAGTGTTATAGCTAAAAACGTTAGTTCCACCAGTTGGTTCGATGCTCCACGTTTCACCTGATGGAATATCGTCTTTAATTACCGTTTGGAAACTAGACATAACAGTTACATTACCAGCACTATCACATGAGACCGCAGTCTCAAACTTAACAGCATATACAGTTCCCGAATCATTTACAGCAATGATGTTTCCTGTGATAAAATTAAGGGTGTTATTTTCGATGGGAATTTTAGTTCCCAATCCATCCAAGTCAAGAGTAGAAGTGTTTAGACCTCTTAAAATATAACGAGTTGTGTGACTATCCGTAAAGTGTCTATTCTTTACTTCTAGAGAGTTGAAATCTTTTCCATTCCTGAGTTCATCAACGATGACGGTTTTGCCAATGGCATACCCGCCTTTAGAATCAAACTTTTCGGTTGTAGTTGCCATTTTTATTTCTTAGTAACGGTAGATACGATAGTGATCTCGATTTGATGACCAGTAGTTAGGTCTGTGCCAACTTCAAAATTGATTCTGGCAAGATTACCAGATGTTCTCTCGAACGTAGGGACAATTAATTGTTGTCCTGTTCTGACATTACCGTACTCTGTATGGAAGATGTCTGTTCCATTATCTATAATACCAAACTCAAAGAATTCTCTATCATTATTATTTAAGTTCTCAGCAACTACAACTGTTTTAGCTCCTACCGCTGCCGTAGCATCGTAGATATCAGATCCACCTGTATTTGCAGAACCCTTAGTTAGAGTAATTTTTTCAGTTAGGATCTTGGTGTCTGCAAGTTCAAACTCCTTAAGATCTCCATCAAAAACTTTAACTCCAGTAAAGTTGCCTGTACCAAATGTGGTGTTGAAATAAACATCACCCTGGTTATCAAGTCTAAGAACTGGGTCAACTGATAAACCACCAGAAAGACCTAGGTCAAAGTATTGCTTACTGGAATGTAAGAATGTTCTATCTGCTTGAGTGTTATCAAGAGTTGTTTCAGCATTATCGAATGTCATCAATCCTGCTGTAATTTCAAACTCACCAGATGTACTGGAGATAATAGTATCTACGGTGTAGAATTCAAGTGCGGATGCAGTAAGACGCATCGTGTTGTTTCCATCATTGTAGAAGTACAAGATGTTTTCGTTTGCACCAGGAGCAGTCTCAGGAATAATGTAAGTATTCTGGTCAACGTCTTTGACACCACCAAGAGAACCCCAGTTAGTTCCATCATAACCTTCAAACTGACTAGCAGTTGTATTGAATCTGATACCACCTTGAATTGCAGCACCTCTATCAGCATCACTACCAGCAGGAACTGCTAATGTAGTGTTTGTATTACATACAATTTTCTTACCAGCGTTAGGTTGTAAGATAATATCATTTAGATCTGTACCAATGATATTTTCTCTTAGTCTTAAATCTCCGTTGATTACTAGAGGAGAAGAACCTAATGGATCTAATCTAATTTCCTCAACGTCAACAAATGTTAGAGGTCCGACTGCAAGACCCCAGAAAGTTAATGTGCAAGTACCATTAGTTACAGCACCACTTGTATGAGTAGGTTCATTACCACTTGTAGCAGTTGTACCAGCTACGGTTACTTCATATAGATTGTTCTTGTGCTTAAGATATGCACCGACTAGAACAGGAGCATTTGCAATCCACTCAGTAAATGCAGGAGCAGAAGTGTTAGCAGACTTAATAGTCTTGTTAGTTCTAAACTCTAATTCATTTGGTGTAAATTTAACAGTATTAGCTCCGTCATTGTAGAACCAAAGTGTGTTATCATTAGAACCAATAGAAAGTTCTGCAGTAATGTATGTGTTACCATCTAGGTCTCTAATACCACCAAGAGAAGACCAAGAAGAAGTGGCAGCACTATAACCTTCATACTGATTGCTATCCGTGTTATATCTGATAGATCCGTTTGCAGCAGAAGCAGCACCAGGACGTTGTGCGGTTGTACCAGCAGGAATGTTGATAGAACCAAAACCAGTAACTTTGGTGACCTTACCAGTAGGTGCAGATAGAACTAGATCACTACCAGCATCAGTAGAGATAACATTATTTTCAATGAATACGTTATCGTTTACATTGAGTTTGTTTGTAGTCTTGAGTTCACCAGAGGTAACAACATTACCATCTGCTTGAGTTACAGCAAAACCACCAACTGTGAAATCATTAGTTGAAATAACTGATGTTCCTGTTAGTGTTAATGCTCCAGTGGTTCCGTTTGAAACAAGTGGAGTCGTAACACTGGTTGATGCAGCAACAGTATCGGATGATAGATCTGGAGCACTAAGAGTATCGATAGTTCCTTCTGTAGCTACGATGTCAGCAACAGTTACCTCACCAGTGAGGACTTCCATTGTGACAATGTTGATGGAAGAAATATCTGTAGCTCTTAGAAGTAATCCACTACCAAATACTTTGGGATTATTAGGATCAATAGTGATTAGTGCTTCATTATTATCTTCACCGCCCTCATCTTCGTGTCCATCTCCAGAAGCACAGAAGTAGTAAAGGTTTGGTGTTGCAGATGTAATAGTAATATCGACGTAATCAGCACCTCTCTCTACACCATCAGTGTATTCAACACCAGAGATGGTTAACGTAGCAGCACCACCTGTAGATGGTAGTTTGTCTAGAGTAATTTGAGTAGCACTATCAACGCTTACAACTCTTGTGTCTGAAAGTACAACACCATCTCCAGCAGAAACAGTGACAAGCATTCCTGCGCTAATACCTGTGGTAGATGTTAGCGTTACTGTATAACTTGCTACATCTAGAGTTGTGCTTAGATTCTCAACTAAACTTGGAGAATAGAAACCATCTCTGAATTGAGAGAAACTGAATTGGTGACCAGACATGCTGTTGTCACTAATATCAAATCTATATGTGCTACCAACATACATTGTAAATGTTGGTGTTAGGATAGGACCAGATCCAACATCAATATAGAATCTATATGCTAAAGTACCAGCAGCATCAACAGTGTATTGAGTTCCTGCAGCACCAGTTTTAATAATTGTGTCGCCAGAAGTAAGAAGGTTAGCTTGATCTTGCTCTAAAAGGATAGATGAAATATTTCCACTGCCATCTAGACCAACATCCAGAATAACAATGTCTACTGCAGCATTTGTGGTGTCAGCAGTAACTGTAATATCATTTGCAGGAGTAGCTCCACCAACCAAATCACCAGCGATCGTTAGAGTATCAGCATCGGCATATCCAGCACCGCCAGCATTAACTGCAACTGTTGCGACAGTACCATCTGCATTTCTGGTAACATCGAATGTTGCACCACTACCATTCCCAGTAGTTGTAGATGCAACACCAGTGAATGATCCTGCTTCGTCTGATGTAAATGTTAGGTTGATACTTGCAGTGCTCAAGAATGCTGCAGATAGTGTTACTTGAGTTGCACTATCAACAGATGCAACAGTAACATCAATTGCAAGGTTACCACTTAAACTTTCTGATACTAGGTCTCCAACACTAATACCAGTAGTATCTGCAAGAGTTGCGGTAAATTCTCCTTGTACACAGTTACAAGCAAGAGGACCAGTTACAGTTGGAGTAGTGTCACCACCCGTAAAGGAGATATTTGTAATGTCACCAGCTAAGGTTGAGATTGTATCACTGGTAGTAATAGTTCCACCAGTAACAGTTTGTACTAAAGTAATTCTTTGAACATCCTTGGATGTTACAGGGTATGTAATTGGTTGAGTAAGATCAGCAGCATTTACTGTAAATTCATCTTCTGGAGAATAACCATTACCTACATTGACTAAAGTGAAACTACCTAATTCTCCAAGAGTATCAATAGTGTATGCAAAGTCATCTGCGGGATCACCAAATGCAGGAACAAAGTTAACAACAGTAGGTCCAAGTGCAGTTGGTATATCAGAAAGAGTAATTAATGTTGTGCTATCAACGTTAGCAATAGTTGTATCTGCTGCTAGTACACCTGTACCACTTACTTTCTCTACTCTATATCCAATAGAAAGTCCTGTTGTATCTGCCAGAGTAACTTCGTTAGTAGCAGTTGTGGAGAATGTTAAATTCGCCGCACCAGCTGTGAGTGGAGTTGCTGATAATGTTAATTGTGTTGCACTATCAATCGATGCAATAGTAGTTGCTTGATCTAAAGCTCCAGTGTCACCAGCACCCTGTTGTACGTTTAGACCAACTATGAGACTAGATGTGTCCGAGATAGTAACCTGAGCACTACCTGTGCTTAGAGTCGTAGCAAAAGATGGTGATTCGCCAGGTAAATATACAGACTGATTAGAAATTTGCTTAGGTAGTCCTAATACATCACCAACCTGATATCCAGATCCTCTTTCATTAAGAACAAAGTTGATGAGATCGCCAGGGACATTTGATACTGTAAATTGGAAACCAGATCCACCACCGTTTCCTACAGTAGAATCAGCTACGCTAAGTACGTCGCCAACTTGATAACCAGAACCACTATCTGTAATAGTTACTGCTGTAACAGTACCTGTATTGACTACGTTAGATACAGTGTAAAGGAATCCAGATCCTGTTCCACCAATATTTACAAATGGAAGTTCTAATTCGTCACCATTTTTATAATCTACACCTGGATTATTCCAAACAACATCGGTTACTACGCCGCCTGAGACGGTGACATCAACGAAACCTTGCCAACCATAGTAAGTATATGTTGACGTGTCCTGTAGGGTCATATTACCGCCAGCAGGACCCATGCCAGGATGGTTTGCACAATCATAACGAACAATCTGAGTGCCTGTGTTGCAATCAGTCTTCATTACAACATCAGTAAAGCATCCTGGTTCTCCGTAAACACCAGCAGTGAAGAATTCAAACTTGTCTTGGAAGTCAATAGAAGATCCATTCGCTAGTTGGAAGGTCATTCTATGATCACTTCCTGCTTGACCTGGATTCAAACCTTGAATAGAAGAATCTGATAGATCAAATCTATATGTGTTACCAATATCTAATGTTAGTTGGGGTTGATTTACGCCATCAATATTATAGATTTGTGCAGGTTCACCTGGATTACCAGCATTAGGGTTAGTTACAGATGTAACGACAAATGTTTGTACTGGTTCGTTGAATGTTTGAACCTGAGAATAAACACCATCAGTGTATCCAGTACCAGCGTTAGTGATAGTTCCTGATGGTGTTGACGTACCAGAAATTACAATGTCTGCTGTAGCGTTAGAACCGTTGCCTCCAGTAAGAGCAACTGCAGTGTAATTTCCTGGAAAATATGCAGCACCAGCATCTGTGATAGTGCCTTCTAGAGCAGTAATAGTAAAGCTAGCAGTTGCTCCAGTGCCATTACCACCTTCTAGAGGAATTGTTAGATAATCACCTGCAACATAACCAGAACCAGCATTAGTAACCGAACCATCAAATGCCAAGACCTCCATGTCTGCTGTGGCATTCTGTCCTGTACCACCAATTAGAGGAACTTCTGTATATGTACCAGCATCGTATCCACTACCACCACTTACGATTGTAACTAGAGACTGTGCTAGTTTTCTTTGTTGGATATTAATATCCTGATATGCAGTAAGTTCTGATAACTTAAAGTCAATAGTTTTTTTACCGCTATTAACAAATCCTAAAGTTTTAGTACCTGCTTTGTAGATACCTAACTGTGTGTCTGAAGTAAACTTTAGTGACGGATCTCCAACTAGACCGTCTCCTAGTTGTAGATTACCTGTTGATAGATCACTACCACCAGATGTTACGCTGAAGAGAGCATTGCTTATTTGATTGATTTTCTGCCTTTGAGACTCAAAGGTATCAGTTTTGGATACGTTAATTGCTGGCATTTTTGATTAATCCGTGCAGTAGTGACTTGAGTTCAGAGACTTCATTCTTCAATGTATTTATGTCGTCCAATGCGGAACTTAGCTGCATGGATTTTCTCCTTGCAGCTATAGCAGAATCGTCCAAATTCAAGATGGCACCAGTGTTTTGGTCTCTTACGAGACCATCATGTCCATCAACTTTCACAAAGTCCATATGCGGAAATTAGAATGCAGCAACAGCACGGATGTCCTGAACCTTAGGAACGTATGCTGGATCTACTCCTTTCATCACAATTTTGATTGCGAAAGATGAATATTCTGGTAGATTTGCTACACTATACTTAAGGTCTTGATAAGCGGACTGCTTCTCTACAATTCCAGAAATTGTGTTCTCGCTAGTTGCAATTTCATATGTGTCTGGTTCTCCTTTCTTATTGAAGTAGATCCAATCAATATCGTCAAAGTTTTCTTGACTAGATGCTTTCTTGAACTTGTAGAATACTTCTAGGTTAGAAATATCCTTGACATTTGCAAGTAGATGTACATCAATTGCAGTAGCTGGGTTTGTAATGGAAACTTCTTTAGTTACATACTTAGCAGCAGCAGATCCATTCTTAGATGTATCTTCAGCAACAAAGTCTAAACCATTAGTGTAAGTTACTGTACCAACTTCTAGATATGCTTTCTCTTCATCTGGTTGATTAGGATACTTAACAAAGTCTCCTACACGGAAGATATCAGCAATCTGATCTGTAGTAACAGCGTTTCTATTGTATAGAACATTGTCGATAATTCTATCAGTGAAGTTATCATTGATAGGATTGACATCAACTCTTAAGGTTAGTTTTTGTGTTTGACTATTCCAAATAGTTGCCTTACCAGTAATAATATTGTCATATGTCTCTAGCATTACATTTGGATTACGTGCTACAATAGTAGCAGCATCATCAATGTCAACTAAAACTTGAGTTGGGTTAGAATCAACACTAACGTTAGTTAAACCTAACTGATTTCCTAGCGTTACAAGTTCTCCTTTTTGGAAGAATTGAGAAGTCTTGACTCTTACATAAACAACGTTACCATTGACTCTTGCAATTGTACCAGTTGTCTTGGTAGTAAGACCTTTGATTGTTTGATCTGCCTGAAGTTCTGTTCCACCATTACCAGCGAGGTTAAACTGATAAACAGGATAGAACTCAATTACTTGATCTCTTCTGCCAAATCTATCTTCTTGACCTTTTGCATTTTCAATTCTATTTGTTACTGTCTTGACAGTAGCACTGGAAAGATCAATAATTGGTGACAGATGACTTACTGTAGAAGAAAGAGTCATTTTATATTTCAACGAATCAGACAAATCATTGAGAGTTTCGTTGATGTCAGAAGCAATTACTTTTTGGTTTGTGAAATAATGTGGTTCATTTAGGAATGTTTTTTCATAATCAGTTTGAGAGTATGAAGTATAATTTGTAGTGCTGGAATCTACAGGAACAATATCAGTTGTTTTAACTTCTGTATTTAAAGTAGTGCCAGTAAATGACAGATAGGAAACTTGTGGATATAGAGTTTCAAACTTTCTGTTGTGGGATGCATAAACAAAATCACCACCACCTACAGAATTTCCAGCAGCTTGAGAACTTGATTTGATGGTGTATGTATCAATACCAGAGTTAGATACTTGGAATAGAGTGCTATTCAGAATAGTAGCAGTAACACCACCAGTCTCTAAAGCAGTTCTATAGAACACATAAGAATCACCACTATCTTCAAATCCATGATCTCTGTGATTTACTTTGAGGATGGAGTTATTATTTTTGAATAGTTTAGATGTAGAATTAGTGTTAGCACTTGCATTTGTTTCAAATGGATGTCCATCTAAAAGTTCATATCCAAGACTCTCATTCTTAAGAAGCAATTCTGCTGGTCTTGCAGTATTAAACTCAGCACGATACATGGTGAACTTAAGATCTTCAAAGATATCTTCAGTCCAACTTTCGGTATTCTGGGAACGGTATACCGAACCTAGAGATGGTTGAGTTGTGATGACCGTACTTGTGGCAATATCAGTTTCACCTAACTTAGAAGACCATAATTCATAATCAACTGAATCTGTCTCAACTACTAATGCATATTCTGTATCATTCTGTAGATATACAGGATAATCAAATGCAAAGTGTGTTGGAGTAGTAGATTCTGTAATACCAATTTGATCTACAGCTACACCCATTCTAACTGCTGGTGTGTCAATCTCAATGAATGTTTGAATTTCACATCCACCAGCACCATTACCAACACCTTTTACAACAACAGAAGGTGCTTCAGTATATCCAAATCCAGATAGAGAAATTTCGGCATTGTAGATCTTTCCACCTGATACTTCAATACTTGCGGTTGCAGTAGAACCACCAGGAAGTTGTGGACTCTCAATAGTTAGAATTGCACTATCATAATTTAGACCAGGGTTTGTAATTCTAATGTCGGACAATTTGCCGCTATCTTTTGCAATAGCAAGAACAAAATCTGTACCATCAGTTGCATTAGAAAGAGTCACAGAAGGAATAATTAGATCTTCATTAGGAATGAAAGATTTGCCATTGTGATTACTAAGAACAACGGTATAAACTTGCTCATTTGTTAGAGAATATTTACCAGAAGCAGTAGCTACTAATTCTACATTGTTCTTATCAAAGATCTTAAGAATAGGACCAGATGCAGCAGAAGATGCACCAGTTACATTTTCTCCTTGATATACTGCCATGTTTCCACTAGCAAAACACTTGAGGAAAGTATTTGGTGATAGAGTTTTTTCAGATCCAGGAACAATATTCTTAGCAGGTTTTTCTGCATCTACATTAGTGATGTATGTTTTGACTGGAATGTTAGTGCTCTTCTTGTTGAAGTAAAGATCAACACCAGTAACAAAACAACCACCATCTAGATTTTCTACTTTGAAAGTCTGTGCAAGAGGATTAGGTCTTACAGGGTTGTCAGTATTACTTTCAATTAACTGAACACCTTCGTTAGACTTGAACGTAGATGGTTTTGTTGATACAATACTAGCAGGATTTTCAGGAAGAATGCCAGTTGCATAATACTTAATTTCAGTGTAAGAATCTACACCAAGTTTTTCTTCGTTAGTTGCACTAGAAGTAAATCTAAATGTTAACTCTCCTGTTGTGAAATTAAGTTCCTCAGATGAAAGATCATAAGAAACAGTATCTACATCTCCATCCCATGTTGCATTTTGATCTGGTGGATGTCCAGCAGGGATAATAATCAAACCAGACGCATTGCCATATTCATCTGTAGTGATTGGACCATTAAATGCAGATAAAGAGTTACCAGCGATGCCTGTATATCTCAAGTCTGGATTGACCCATCTAGAAATATCTCTACCTTCTAAGTAAACATAAATTCTAGTATTTGGTTTCATTCTGCCAACTGTAAACTTGACAGGAATACTCCTTGCAAAGAAAGAAAGTGATGTAGAAACTATATTATCACCAATTGTTTTTGTTTGAACTCCTTTGCCAACCTCATTGTTCTGTGGACTGATATTAGAAGAACTTCCTACAGATGCAGATGCAACAGATGTATTTGCAACTTGAGAATTAATTCCTCCTAAAGAATTAATAGTTGTGAATGAAGAAGAAGCACCAACCCAATTGATAATAAAAGAATTGTGGATGCTGGAAAGACTTTCTTTAACATTTTCTTTTGCCAAGAAAATATTGAAGAGGTCTGTGTTCGTGTCAACAACTACAGGTTCTTGACTTTGATCATACCATTGATCAATAGATGGAGATAAAGTGCTGTCTCCAACGTATTGAAGAACAACAAAAGGATTTGGATTTAATTTTCCAGATGCAAAGTTATTGCCCAATAAAGCTAATGGAGTATATGGTAGAGTTACCATATGTCCAGTTTTCTGATAACCAGCAACAGACCTTTGATCTTGTCTAGTATTTACTTCGGATAATCTTACAGAATCTTCCTTAGATTGTGGACGTAAAACAGATTGCTGTGGATCTACTGCACATCTATAATCAAGAGATTTGAGATTACCAACTTTATGTGCCTCGAAGTTATCAACGAAGAATCCAGACTTGAATCTATCAAGTCCAATTTCATCTTTAACTTGCATGTTAAGAGCTTGCTGCTCTAGAATGCTAAGAGTGGTATAATACTCAAGACGCTCAATGCGCTTCTCTAGTTTACCGATGTCACGCATTGTGTAACGACGGTTGTCAACAGGAGTAATTCTTACATCTTTATTTGTTTTCGTGAATGCAGGAATATATGCATAGAAGAGAGGCACAGCATCCTCGATAGGATCTGGTTTAGATGGGTTAAGAGAGGAATTACCTTCCTTAACAACAAAGTTTCCTTTTTTGTCTAAGAAAATACCATCAATGCGATCAAGATATTGTTTCTGACTAAAGGAGAAAGTATATTCTAGATTGATATCAGGAGCAGGACTACTTGAAATGATAGCACCAGCACCAGCAAATGAACCTTGGGTTCTTTCTAGAGTTGCAGTATCAAGGAAACCAGGAATAATAGCAGTGCTATCTACCTTAGGTCTAAAGTCAATAACATTCTTAAGTTCAGTAATACCAAGTACAGAAGAATCAAATGTTGGAATTTCATCTTCACCAACACCTGCTTCATGTAAGTAACTATCAATAGTACAGAAATCTCCCTGGGAGTGCTCGAAATAATCAAAAGCGATTACAAGTTGACCAGTAGTTTCTTCAAATCCTGGTTTTAAGACGATACGAGAAACATCATAAATTGTATCTCTTTGACCATCGTCAAATGTATACCTAGAGGTAACATCTGTACCAGATACTAAATTACCAGCAGTATCAATCTGAGGTGGTTGTGAAGAGGTGCCTTCATATACATATCTGAGTTTAAATGCATCAGAGTATGATAGAATTTCTACAACCTCTGTATCGTAATCTGTTCCTCTTAGAGGTACAACACGGTCACCAGCAGATGTAACTGTAATTCTCTTGTTTCTAACTACAGTCTTAAGTCTTGGTTTTGCATTCTCAACTTCAAGAGTTGCAGTCAACTTAAGTTTAGGGAACGTTCCATTACTAGGAATAGTACCAAAGTAATTAGATGGCAGAGCTAGACTAATACTACCAGAAGTCAATCCACTAGAAGTATCAGTAGAAGAAGAAATTTCTACAGCATCTTCCTCTAAGAAAATAATATCACCTTTAACAATATCAGGTGCATCGCCTGGATCAAGAACAGTAACCATGTAATTCTCTTCAGAGAATCTGGCAAATCTTTGTGTACCAAATGGTAACTGTGCAGCAAAAGTAATGATACCACCACCAGTAGATGCTGTAGTTACAAAATCTCTACGGAAGTAATACTTGATCTTAGTATCATCACCACCAGCAGAAACTTGAGAAATTTGTTTGCTACCAGTAGAGAATAGCAATGTGCCACTTGTAGAATTGTCTACTTTTGGACGCAACCTTACAATACTTGTATTGGTAACTGATCCAGGTAGAGCAGTATCTAGATAAATTCTGGATTTGTATGCTCCTTCTTGTTTTGTGGCTGATTGTACAACTGCACGAACTAGGTTGTTATCATCATCAGAGAACTGAACCAAATCACCTTGTTGAACAGAGTTAGATGCATCCGCACTAAAACTAGTTGACTCAACAAAAGTAGATCCCTGACTTCCGAAGAATGTGTAATCAGTTACAGTTTTAATTTCAGAATATTGCTGACTATCAACTACAACGTCAGCAGAGAAACTATTTGCATTACCAGATCCATAAGAACAACCAAGAGATTTTACGTTCTGTGGTGTGTATGTCGTAACTGTATCTCTGTAGAGAACAGGAACGATAGAAGCAGCAGCATTTGGAGCTCCAGCAGCGTCTGGATTTTTAGCACTTAC